AGATTTGAATTTCCTGAGCTTCGAAGAATAGCATATCAACAATATCAGTATTGGCAACCAGAAACTGTGCTTATAGAAGCAAAGGCATCAGGGCTTCCATTAACATATGAATTGCGTAAAATGGGTATCCCTGTTATAAACTATACACCTTCAAAAGGTAACGATAAGCACACTAGAGTTAACTCTGTTGCTCCTTTGTTTGAAGCAGGTCAGATATGGGCACCTGTAGACAAAGAGTTTGCACAAGAGGTTATTGAAGAGTGTGCTGCGTTTCCCTATGGGGATCATGATGATCTAGTGGATTCAATGACACAAGCAGTCATGCGTTTTAGACAAGGTGGCTTTATAGATCATCCAGAGGATTATAAGGACGAACCAATAATTAAAAACAATAGAACATATTATGGATAAAATATTAAAACTCTTAGAGATCGCCAAAAAGTTTGGGGTAAAGCCAAGCAAAGTTATAGGCACTCAAGGAAACATTGTTCCATATAAAAAACCATCTTTAGTAGCAGTTAATGTTGATGAATTTAAATTAAAAGAATCCATTGATAGCGGCGCTATGACAATGGATAAAGTCCAGCAAGAAATGGAAGAGACTGTTAGACTTGCATTAAGTAAAAACTTAAATGATGTTGAATTAAATAGAGCCCTTAACAATGCAATTAATATCGAAAGACAATTCTTTCCACCATCAGCTGAGGTTATAGCGGCGGGCAGCAAGCAGCAAGTGACCGGAAAAGGTTTAGAAGAATTAATTGATAAAGAAGGATTAGTAGCATCACCTAAAACACCATTAGGAAAAATTCAATTTGGTAATAAAAGAGCTGAATATGAAATGAATAAAATTATAAAAGAATCTGATTTAGATAGTTTACTTAAAGGAATAAATAAAGATCGATTAGCTGAAATGAGATTACATAATGAAGGTTTAGTTAGAGCAGTTACTAGACAAATTTTATCCGAAGATATTAAAGCTGGAAAAATTAAAAGTCTTACACTTGATGATTTAGGAACTAGTAGAGAACCCATAGATTATTTTAGAAAAATATATGGTGAGAATGCATTAGAACAATTGGATAGTTTAATACCAGATTTTAATAGATTAAATACAGAACAAGAAGCAGCAAGCTTAGCAAGATCTAAATTTAAATTTGAACCTGATGAATTTAGATTAAAAGGATCTACATCTTATGAAGATGTAGAAAAAGCAAAAACAACTGAAAAAGAAAAAGGTTTTTTTGAAAGATTGTTTGGCTCTAAAAAACAAGAAAAAGAACCAGCTGAAGTATTGGATATTACAGCTGAGGGTAATAAAAGAAAAAGTGTAGATGAATTAATTGATGAGTATAATGCAAATCAAGATAGAACAAGATTATTAGATGAAGAAGGTGGAAGTAAAATAAGTTATGAAGAATTTCAAGACATACAAAAGAAAAATGAAGAGATAGCAAAAGAATTAGAGAAAAAAGGAGTTAAATCTACTCCGGAACCAGAAGAAGTAAAACCAGAAGGAATAGTTATTCCATTTAGAAAAAAATTTCCAAAACCAGAACCTGAAGACAAAGCACAAGGTGGTATTATTGGTTATGCATTAGGTGGAAGAACTGGTTTTGCAGAAGGAACTCCTATGGCGGGACTTGCAATAACTTCCATTAGACCAGTTAATACTAACATGACTCAAGAACAAATTAATCAATATATAAATTCACCAGTTCCAATTGGATTAATGGTGCCTCAAAATGAAATGTTACCGAACGAAACTTATTTAGATTTTGTTAAAAGAAAACGTAAAGAAGAAATGTATCCTTTATCTCTAACTGCAAATATTTTGCCAGGAACAGGAGGATTTCCAGGAGGTCCTTTATCTCCAACAACTACAACAAGTGATTCTACTCCATTAACAGTACGAGACCGTTATAATAAATATTTATCTGCAGCAGGATCTGGAACAAGTGATGAATTATATAAGTCATATAGAGCTAATTTAGATAAAAAAGCAGACGGTGGAAGAATTGGTTTTGCTGGTGGAAAAAGTAAAACTATTTTAGATTTAATTGCTGAAGCAAATAAAAAACTTAAAGGTAAAAAATCTATGGAATCAGTTAATCCAAAAACTGGAGAAGTAACTGTCTCTAAAAAACCTGTTAAAACAGCAGAAGAGCCAACAGGTGTAACTGTTATGGATCAAGAACCTGTTGCAAGAACAACACAGGATATAGAAAAAGAAATAGATGAATTAACTACTACTCCAATAACAACATTAGAAAAACAAAGAAAATATAATGAATTGCATTCAGAATTTATTAATTCATTAGATCCTAGAAGACAAAAAAAAGCTCTTGATTATAGAAGAAATAGTTTAGATACAGAAAATAGATTAATACTTAAAGCAGAGGAACAAGGATTAGATTTTGATACATTTGAAAAATTAAGAACAGGTTTATATGGACCTAGAAAACAACAAACTTTAAATTATATTAAAACAGGAAAAGTTAATGTAGAACCTGTTAAACCTACTACTACATTTGAAGAAGTACAAAAAAGATATAGAACAGCAGCAAAAGCAGCTGATGAAATATTTCCAAATTATGATACCCCTAAAACATCAGCTAGTGAATTAGCAAATGTTATGGCAGAACAAAAATACGGAAAAGTTTTTGACGATATATCAGGAGATAAACAAACTGAACTTTATGAAGAAGCTTATAACTATATAACATCCGTTAATAGATTAGATAAAGTTTCACCACCAAATAGAATAGCTCCCCCAGGACAAGAATTTAATATATCAGATCCCAAAACTGCAGAAGCTTTTACAAACTTTGCAAGAGAAAATGATCCTGAAGGATTTAAAAAAATTCAAAAGATAGTAGATGATATTAATAACAAAAATGCTTTAGAAGAATTTGATCCTACTGGAAGAAAACCTAATGCTAAAGGCGGCTCCGCAGGCGGACTAGATTACTTAATGGGATTCTAATGAGTATCATTCAAAAATATCAAGCAGCACTTCGTCATCGTACAAACCCTCGCTACATGACAAAAGATTTTGTTGTTCCGTTATATACAGGAACCGAACCTGATATTCTAGATGATAGCGACACGCAGCGAGAGTCTAGTGTTTATAAAGAATTTCCAAATGACATGCCTATTATATCTCCAAAAAGAATACAGAACCAACCTTATGAACAATTAGAACTTGCTGACGGAGGTAGCGTCGAGCGACAGGGATTTAGTGGAGGTACTGATTTTAAAGAATGGCTTTTAAATGAATATAAAAATAAAAACAAAATTAATAAAACTCTTCAAGAGTTAATTAAAGATTCAGGCATTGATGTTAAATATGCGACTGCACATTTTCAGATTGCAAATAATAAAACGCTTAGAAAAAAATTTAATGTGGGCGAATGGAAAGTAAAACCATTACCAGAAGAAATGAAAAATATATTTAAATTAACATATCCAAATAAAAAATGGGAAGAATTATCCTATAATCAAAGAGGTAATTTTATAAATGATTTTTCAAGAAAACAAAAAATTTTAGAGTCCATTCCTAAAAATTATATTACTATAGATGAACTAGTTGAAAAAATAAATGTACCTAAAGAAACTCTTTATGAAACAAGAACCAATTTAGGAAAATTTATTAATGAAAAATTAAAACCAATGACATTTGGTAGTATTAAAGGAGGATTTAATGAAAGTGGAACAAAGGTAGGTGGAACCGTTAAATATTTTAAGGACCCTGGACAAAGATTATTAAATAAAATTCTTGAAATGAAAGAAACAGATTTTCAAGTTGATACTTTAAATAATAAAACAATTAAAAATATAAATAATCTTTATAATAACTATTTAGATTCTTATAAACAAAGTAAACTTCCGAATTTTGAAGACATAAAAAATATGACTCCAGGAGAAGTAGGTACTGCTACAACTAGATTAGCTCAGATATTAGATGGTAAAAAATTTAGAAATGAAGGATTAGAAAATATAAGAGTTAATAAAAATATTGCTTCAAAAATGTTTGAACAATTAAACAAACATCCTTGGGGAGATCCTTATAGAAGTCATTTATACAAAATTTCTTTAGATACCATAGATCAAAAATTAGGAAATAAAAAAGGAACTTTTAATTCACTTAAAAAAGAAGCTGTTAAAATTTTAAAAGAAAATAATATTCCAATATATAATTTAAAAGATAAAAATCCAAAAGGTTTTAATATAAATGAAATAGCCGGAACTACAGGAAGTTCTAGATCTGAAGCAGCTGAATTTTCACAATTTATAGATATTATGGATGGAAATTTAAATCAAAAAAAATTAGCTAGTTTTCAATCAGTATTATCTAGGGCTAGATCAAACATAGAAACTAATCCAGATGTTTTTAATAAAGAAGCAAAAAAATTAAATACATTAGCATCTTCTCTTGAAGAAGAATACGGAGTTAAATTACCAAGAATAAGACCTGCAACAGAAGTTGGGAAATATTATACTCAAGAAAGATTAGCTGAATTAAATAAATTAGGACTAGATATTGAAGCAGCTTCTAAACGCGCTGGATATACTATTCAAATGCCAAAAGGGGCATCTACTATTCAAGAGTTTATTAATGATCCAGAAATAAGAACTCAAATGATAGCTAACATTGGCTGTCCAACTATAGGTAAATCATTAGGTGGAAGAGTTAATTTTTCAGAAGGATCTAATTGTTATGCAAAAGGATTAGAAAAAATTGAATCTGGAAATTTAAATCAAACAGAACGAAGAATAGCTAGTAGTTTTTTAAAAGAAGCAGGAGCTGGAGAAGAAGTATTTCAAGGAGTATTAAAAGGAACAAAAATAGGATTAAGATTTTTGCAAGATGCTACAGTAGGACTTGGCCCTATTTCAGCTGCAGCAAACGTTGCTATTTCAGGAGCCATTGAAGGGCCTAATCTTTTAAGAGGAGAACCTAATCCTATTTCAAAAATGATATCTTCAACAACATTTGGAATATTAGAACCAGGAGCTACTTTTATAAAAGATAAACTAATGGAATTTGGATCACCTGAAACAATAAAGACTTTATCTTATTTAGATACTGAAGATAAATTTAATGAAAAAATAAAACAAGAGGAAAATGCTATTGAAAATGCTAAATATACTTTTGCAGAATATGGAACAGATGATAGAGATGAAATTTTAAAAAGAGAAAATAATATTTCTTTAATAAAAAAACAATTAGATGAATTTAAAGTTAATTCTGTAAAGCCAAATTATACTGCTTTAAATCAAGATTTATTAAAATTAAATAAACAAGCTTTACTAAAAGGGATTGAAGGAACTAAAAAAACACCTATTTTTGCAGAAGAAATAAAAAATAACCCAGATAAATCTTTTGTAGATATTGAAAGATATCCTAATATTTATTCAAGATTTGCAGAAGAATTTCCAAATACTAATGTTAAAAATATTTTTAAAGATTACGTTAACCAAGAACAAAATTTTATAAACCAAACTCCTTACATAATGAAAGATAAAAGTCCAATTGATGTAACTGATTTATTTAAATCTTTAAATAATATTGATATTTCAGGTATTGATAAAAAAAGAAATACTGATTTTGAAGTACCAAATATAACTTTACCAGATGATTCTATGATGCAGAATCAATATAATGATGGAGGAAGAGTTAGTTTTGGTGATGGAAGTGGACCTAAAATAGGAAGAAGAGGATTTTTAGGATTAATAGCAGGTGCTGCCGCAGCTCCAGATTTAATAAAAACTTTAAAAGGAACGGGAAAAATTGCATCTAAAATAAAATTTGAAAAAGCAGAAGGAATGTATCCTTGGTTTCCAGATCTTGTTGAAAAAATAAAAACAGTTGGAAAACCATTTGAAGAAAAAGAAATAATAATGGAAGCATCTTATAAACATGAAGCAAAAGGATATGGAGGACTACCAAAAGGTGTAGAAAAAGTAACTAAACATGTAGATGGCGATACAGCATTTCTTTTAAGAGAATATCCTGATGGAAGAATTGCAGTTGATATTCATTCTCCAAGAAATCAAGAAGGATCAAGTACACCAGTAACACTTTATTATAGACCTAAAATGGAACTTAAATATTACAATGGTGTACAAGTAGAACCTGCTGAATTTAAAGTTCTTGAAAAAGAACCTAGATATTTTGCAAATGGACCAGATGATGTAGATATTGAAATGAGTGAAATGAGAAAAATACCAGGGAAAGATACAATATTTGGAGATATAGAAGCCGCTGAAAGATTTGCAACGGGTAATATTAAAAACAGGAAAGCTATACCCGCTAAACAATCTAGAAGAGAACAAATGGAAGATGCACCTACAGACTTTATTGAAGAAACATCACCTTACGGACCGGATACATTTTAAATGATTAAACCAAAAAGACTAACATTAACAGTACCTCCTAAAAGAGGACCATGCCCACAAGGCTTGAATATTGGTTATAATACTGTTACAACAATAAAATCGGAGAAAATTACAAATGGCAGAAATAGAAAAACCAATTCCAACAATAAGTAATCCTTTGACTCCTGAACAGGAGACAGAACTTACTTTAAGTGAAACTGAGGTAATGCCAACATCACCTACAGAAGTAACTGAAAATGATGATGGTAGTGTTGATATAAATTTTGATCCAACAAAAGATTTAAATACAAATGTAGCATTTAATTCAAATATTGCAGAAGTTCTTGATGAACAAGAACTTGGAGTATTAGGATCAGATCTTTCTCAAGATTATGAAGATTACAAAAGTTCAAGACAAGATTGGGAACAAGCATATGTTCAAGGTTTAGATTTATTAGGATTTAAATACGAGCAACGTACAGAACCATTTCAAGGTGCATCAGGTGCAACTCACCCCGTACTTGCAGAAGCCGTTACACAATTTCAAGCACAAGCTTATAAAGAATTGCTTCCCGCGGGCGGGCCTGTGCGAACTCAAGTTGTTGGATTAGATACACCAGAAATTCAAGATCAAGCAGATAGAGTTTCAGAATTTATGAATTATCAAATTATGGATGTCATGCAAGAGTATGAACCTGAGTTTGATCAGATGTTATTTTATTTACCTTTATCAGGATCTACATTTAAAAAAGTTTATTATGATGAAACATTAGGAAGAGCAGTATCACAATTTGTTCAAGCACAAGATTTAGTAGTACCTTATTCAGCAACATCATTAGATGATGCAGAAGCAATTATTCACGTACTTAAAATTTCTGCAAATGATTTAAGAAAACAACAAGTATCAGGATTTTATAGAGACATAGATTTAATACCTTCAGATGAGTCTACAAATGCAGATAGTATTAAAGATAAGGAAAGAAGTCTTGAAGGAGTTAATAAAGGAAACCCTGAAGAAATTTTTACATTATTAGAATGCCATGTTAATTTAGATTTAGAAGGCTTTGAAGATAAAGATGCTTCTGGTGAGCCCACAGGAATAAAACTTACTTACATTGTTACAATTGAAGAAGGATCTAGAGAAGTTTTATCTATAAGACGTAATTATTCTGAAGCAGATCCTAAAAAACAAAAAGTACAATATTTTGTACACTATAAATTTTTACCAGGACTAGGATTTTATGGATTTGGTTTAATTCAAATGATTGGTGGATTATCACGTACTGCAACACAAGCATTAAGACAGTTATTAGACGCAGGAACATTATCTAATTTACCAGCAGGATTTAAACAAAGAGGAATTAGAATTAGAGACGATGCTCAATCTATTCAACCAGGTGAATGGAGAGATGTAGATGCTCCAGGTGGAAACCTTAAAGATGCATTTATGACTTTGCCATACAAAGAACCTTCGCAAACTTTATTAGCTCTTATGGGGGTCGTGGTTCAAGCAGGTCAGCGCTTTGCTTCGATAGCGGACATGCAAGTAGGGGATGGGAATCAGCAAGCAGCAGTGGGGACGACCGTGGCTTTGCTGGAAAGAGGCTCGCGCGTGATGTCTGCAATTCATAAAAGAATATATGCATCAATGAAACAAGAATTTAAATTACTAGCAAAAGTATTCTCTACATATTTACCACCTGAATATCCATACGATGTTGTGGGTGGACAAAGAAATATTAAACAAACAGATTTTGATGATAAAGTAGATATTATTCCAGTTGCTGATCCAAATATATTTTCACAAACACAAAGAATATCTATTGCACAAACAGAATTACAACTTGCAATGTCTAATCCTCAAATACATAATATGTATGAAGTCTACAGAAACATGTATTCAGCATTAGGAGTTAAAGACATAGAAAAAATTTTAAATAAACCAGATCAACCCACACCAAAGGACCCTGCACTAGAACATATAGATGCTCTTGCAGGGAAACCGTTCCAAGCATTTCCGGGACAAGATCATAGATCACATATAACATCTCATTTAAGTTTTATGTCTACTAACATTGCAAAAAATGCACCTGTTGTTATGGCTTCATTAGAAAAAAATATTTTTGAACACATATCTTTGATGGGTCAAGAACAAGTTGAAATGGAATTTAGAGATGAAATTGCTCAAGTAGCTCAAATGAGTCAAAATCCTCAAATGCAACAGAACCCACAAATGCAAGGTCAACTACAAAATATGCAACAACAGATTGAAGCTAGAAAAGCTAAGATCATTGCTGATGCAATGGAAGAATTTATGGCAGAAGAAAATAAAATTATGTCAGTTATCGATAATGATCCGATTGCAATGTTAAGATCAAGAGAGTTAGATCTGAGAGCACAAGAAAATGATGCTAAAAAACAAGATAATCAGGAAAGAATAAATCTTGACAAGATGAAAACTATGATGAATCAATCAACAGATACTCAAAAACTACAACAAAATGAACAATTAGCTAAATTAAGAGCTAATACATCGCTAGAAAAGACTATTTTGGCTGCTCAACTAAAAAAAGATAGTGAAAGATACAAAAAATAAGGTATATTAATAACATGAAAAACAAAAATAAAAAAATTGGTCAATCTAAAGAAGTAGATCATTCTAAATTTACCGGTAAAGATGGATATTTAGTTGGTGGAGTTGATATTGAAATGTCAAACCCTCAAGAAACTCAAACTGATGTAGTTCAAGGCCAAGGAAAAATTCTTTCAGAGAAAAAAAGATCAGCTAAGTGGTATTAAGCTATGATTCAAATGTTAGGAGCTATAGCAC